CTTGGGGTTAACACCCCAAGACTCCTTGCCTACATAGATAATGAAATTTTTCTACTTTTAATCGATTCGAAAGAGTAGGACTATGATTTAACTTGCGAGTCAGGAAGCCTATAGCAGGTATTTTTGCATCCTTTAATAATAAAAACAAAACAAAATTTAAAATTTTATAAAACACTGAGTGCCTGATAAACACTCTTTTAATAAAAACAATAAAACCAACAAAAACACAAAAATGACTCCGTGTCCAACGGAATATAAAAGGACATAGCAATCGTACAAAGTAAACAGATCGATGCGAAACAAATGGAAGACAACCAGTATAAAATAATTACCAGCATTGTACAAAGGCGAACAGATCAATGCTACCCTCCTGGTTGGCGCCCAGGTTAAATATCAGCCAAAACCGTTTGCTGACGGTATAAGAAGAAAGCGAATACCTTTAGAGCGTGACTTATCATCACACCTCTTTTGCAGCGTGCAAGTCGTTATGCTATAGCTAATATAGGATATTTTAGGATAGATCACTTGAAGTGTCGTCGTGGACCACAAGCCTTTCAGGAAGTAATGAACCCGCCTTTAATTTGAATATATATGCGAACTAGCAGCCCACCTTGGTACCAACCGCCTCGGCCGAATGGGTAATATGGTTCGGCTCCCTGGATGAGTATCCTTCTTTATATGAAAATGAACACACCAAGAGAGACCAAGTTAGTGACGGATAACAAGCAATTAGGATCTGCCGAACAGGCCCCTAAAAAAAACCTCGACACAAAGAACCCAGAATTAACTCTTTCAGAGCTAAATTCCTTAACCCCACCTCACAAAAGCACCCATTCTTATACTGGTGCCAACATGAGAGATAAAAGGAGAATAGCACAAGATAAAATACGCATCCGAAGAGATAAGAAAATCAATTCTAGGGTGCGACCACAAAGCAACCTGAGACCAGAGATAAGTCTAATGCCCGATTTAGGGGCGGATGTATCTGGTGCGATCAATAATCTAGCTGATCTAGATATGGATTCAGTAAACGATCTACTAAAGTTTATGTCCGGTAAAGAAGTCAAAAGTACTATTGGTAATATTGACACACTGGTAGAGAAGCTTAGTAGTTCTAAGTTAACAGATGAAGATACGCAGAATGCTTTTGCCAATCTTGCTGTAAAAGCTGATAATGCTACTACCATTGTAGGAACTATGGTTGACAAGTGCTTTTCACTCTTTGATAACTTGTCTAAAGCCAAAGAGTTCCTGGGTCTAATTTCCATTGTAGCGAGTATTGATGCATGCGTTCGATTGAACAAAGATCAGACTTGCAAAAGAGCTTGGACGCAACTAGCAGTAGGGACAGTGTTATTCTCATATAATTTTGGAGGAGACGTTGTCGAAGCTGTTTCTAGATTTATCAATTCTAACAGACCACAAGATGGTGTTTCTGAGATGATAGATATCTCTAGGCTTCTGTCTCTTTTCCTGACATTTTCTCTACCGGAGAAACAAAGGAAATTGGCCGAGGAATTCTTTAAGACAGTCGGTAATTGGTCAAGAGCCACTAACGGTATTAAAGATATAGTTGCTATCGTCATAAAGACGATTGAAAGATTGTATAACTTCCTAATAAGGAAGCTATATGGACCCGGTGATTACCGTAGAATCTTTGCAACTAGTGATAACCCGTATATGGTTGAGATCACAGACTGTTCTGACTGGATAGAAAACAAAATCCGCAATGATGATTTTTCTGTCAATGAAGAGAATTTCCAGATGTTGGCTAATATAGTCAGTCTTCTTGAGAATATGCTGAAGCGTGTTCCTAGAAATAACGAGACCTCGAATATGATCCAGATACTCTTTAGGATGCATTCGCGTTATTCTAAGATGATGGATGTTATGTCAGGATATGGATTTACAAATGGTGGAGTTCGACAAGAACCAGTATGTTGCTTCTTCAGAGGCCCCCCTGATACAGGTAAGTCCATCCTCATGTCAATGTTGAGTACAGCTGTAACCCTCCGGGTGACCAACTCTGAACTACACAACCAAATAAAAGAGCATAACCATAATTATGTTTTTTACAAGAGATCCGGTCTTAAACATTTCGATACATATACTTCAAAACATATTGTAACAGTTCTTGATGACTTTGGACAGTCTGCCGATACCTCGACAGGTGAGGAGTCTGATTTTATGAGTCTTATAAACATGGTGAATTCTATCCCCTACCCCCTTCCTATGGCAGAGCTTGAGAAGAAAGGGAAAGTATTCTTTAATTCAAAATTTGTCTTTGCAACCACGAATTTAGATGTGATCAAACCTGTGTCCATTATAAGCCCAGAAGCTTTTAAACGCAGGATTCATATGCTAATTAGAATACAACCTAAAAGTGAATATTGTACCGATGGCAAATTTGACGTCAGTAAATTTCCGATTCAAGACGGCAAAACAGTTCTCTCACCTGAAATGTGTGACTATTATGAAGACATTTGGGGTGATGAAAGGGACAAAGCAGCCAATAAAGTATTGAGAAAGTTCAACTTTGAAGAGCTTATTGATGAATTAGTTGGCCTCCATGACAAGAAACGTGAAAATTATCAAAGTCTCGTTCAATTGCGTACTGGCTTGTTCTCCGAAGAACAGGCTACACCGCAAATAAGATTAGGAGACGAATTTCCAGATGCACCACCCTTCCAAGATGTAGATGAGGCAATTTCCGTGTCAAGCCCTAGAAGTAGAGCTGTACGTGAGATGGTTGGCCCCATTTTTACTTGGCATCAAATAGAATTTCTAGCACAACAGGTTGGAATAAACCATGGTACTAGTGCTCAGATGCTAACACACCTGTGCGACCATTATTGTGAAGCCATAGAGGGGATTGTTCAAGACTGGACAGAAGAGAGCCCCATTTTATACATTGGAAGATTTTCATTATATGTTAGAATGTCGAGAGCCCCCTCTTTACGTGCTATACCATTTAGTACTGAAGGTCTCAAACAAGTTTGTTCTAAACTAAGAGATTACATTATGTTGGGCATTGAAAAAGTTTTCATGCGCTTTATGTGGCTAATAGGAAACATTATAGCTAGGACAGGAAACTCTCTGGTCGTAGCTACGATGATTTTCGGCGTTATACAGGCAATGGTTTGGTTAATAAGCTATTGGATAGGAGCTATGGCGTGGAGAATGGTTGTTTCGATTATCAATTTCTTCATCCCCAATCTCATACCCCAAGATGGTTATAATACAGAAGTGAATTCCACAAAAATTGAGAGGAATTCACAAAAGATAAAAACCAGTTTACAGATGAAACCGCAACTTGGTAACGATCCGAATGGCTTTGATATCCTATCTTCTGTTATTAAAAGTAACTGCTATAGTATGTATTACGGAGATAAGAAAGTGGGGTATGTAACAGCAATAAAAGAGAGAGTTTTTATAATGCCTTGGCATTTTATAACGCATCTCTATGCTAGAGTGTCTCATAATCCTTCTAAACTGAACGACATCTTGACTCTAAAAAGGAACACGTCAGAGAGGGAAATTAGCTTCAACATATTTGTGTCCGACCTCATGGAATTTCATGAGGAATCGGAGCTACAGTTTAATGACTTAGTTTTAGTACAACTTCCTCGTACAGTACCTATGCATAAAGATATAACATCCTATTTTGCGGATGAACACCTGATGAAAACAATGTTAAACCAGGCAGATATTGTCCTTTCCTTCCCGGATTCACGTACCATTTCGAACGTGATTACCCAGGCGGATTTCAGAAATAATAAAAGAATTCTAGATGAGGATGGTACCTACTATGAGCTTAGAGAGTGTTTCTCCTATATAGGATTGAACACTCAGGTAGGCGATTGTGGGGCAGTAGCGTTATATCTAAATCCACGTATCGCTAAGAAAAAGATACTAGGATTCCATGTAGCAGGAAGCGCTGTCTCAAGAACCGGTTTCTGTGGTGCTGTTACTGAAGAAGCTCTTTTGAGAGCTATTTCGAGATTCAAAATCATAGAAGTACAGACTCCAGAAGGTACAGAAGAGATTATGCCTCAAGGGTTTATATCAGAAATTTTCATGCCTATGTGTACAACTAAGAAGATCCCCAGGGTTCCAGCAAAAAGTGATTTAATGAAAAGTCCTTTATATGGTGTATTTGCAGATGAAGCTGAGAAATTGGCACCTGTTCATATGCATAAGATAATGACTGATGAGGGACACAGAAATCTGTATACAGGGTTCACCTCTCACACTGTTCTCAACATTGATTATTCGAGTGAGGTAGCTGATGAACTTTGTTACATGAGGAACAACCAAGTCATAAATGTTATGCCTTCTGTAATCTCCTTTGAAGAGGCCTGTGAAGGTCTCGATGAGTGGATGAAAGGCTTAGACAGGAGTACCAGTACAGGTTGGCCTTATAATACTGATAGAAAGAGCTCGAAGAAAGCTTACTTTTTTGGTACTGAACCAGAGTTTAGCTACTCTAGGCCCAGTGCTATTCAACTACGAAGAGAAGCAGACTTAATGCTTGTGAATTGTGCCAGAGGTATTAGAGTTCCACAAATATATTCGGATTTTCCTAAAGATGAACTGGTGGCTTTGAAGAAAGCTCCCACCAAATTTAGGCCCATTAGTGGGGCCGGATGTGCGTATACTATAAATGTTAAAAGATATTTTGGCAAATTCGCAGCCTATATAAATGCTAATAACATTAACATAGGTTATGCTGTAGGTATCGACCCTATTAAAGATTGGGATCTTCTTGCGAGAAAACTATTGAGTAAAGGAGAGGATATTGGAGCTGGTGATTTCAAATGGTATGACAAGCGCGAGCAACCCTGTATTATGTGGTCTGCACTGGATCTTATAAATGCGTGGTACGATGATGGAAAGGAGAATGCTTTCATCAGGACCATGCTATGGCTTGAGGTAGTTAACTCATGGCATGTCTTTGGTTCTGCAATTGTAGCGTGGATATTGGGTATGCCCTCAGGCAACCCCCTCACTATTATCATAAATTGTATAGTTAACAAACTTGCATTTAGAAAGTGTTGGAAAATACTCATGGTTACTCTTCCTTTTAATGAAGCTGTATACTTGGCTGTGTGTGGTGATGATAATGTCTTCTCGGTCCTTAAACATCTGACGCCTGTCTTTAATGAGTTTACTATAATTGAGCCCATGGCGCAACAGGGTTTCCTATATACCACTGAGTCCAAAGATGAACTCACGAGTTATGTTCCTAGAGGCTTGACAGAGGTCGAGTTTCTAAAAAGGGGATTCAGGTATTCACCTGAATTCCAGAGATGGATCTGTCCCTTTCGGCTTTCTACCGCACTTGCTTTGAGCTATTGGTACAGGAGAGGCGATGAGCTAATCCTTAAAGAGAAAGTTTGGCTCACTCTTAGAGAGTTGAGTCTACATGGAGAGGAGGTATTTAATAAATACTCGAAGCCTCTGCTAAAAGCATATGCTAAGCATACAAGAATGAGATATGGCTGGTTTCCTGCTGAAAATTACCTTGATGTTGTAGAAGACGTCTTCAAGGTTAGTATATCCAACCCCATAGAGTTTCCAATTCTAAAAACTGTCCAGATAAGACATAAAACTATCCCCATTGAGGCTAATGGTCCCCTTGCTTTACAGGACCATTCTGCTACTTTTCCTGAAAGTGGAATAAATGACTCTAAGCAAAGTCATAAAACTACAGCTAGGTACAGTCCGACCGTTCCCGTTCCGGTTAACGAACAGGCTTTTCATTGGACTAATCCATCCAATGAAGTAGTAACAAGGATTCCTGAAGAATTACAAATAAAGGAGGAAGGTGTTCACCCTCAAAAAAGTGAACAGTGCGACCCGGTGGCACAGACAACCGGTACAACCCAATTCCAAGAAGATGAAACCTGCACAGCAGTTGCAACATCAATTGGTCTTAAAAAGATTGAAGGTTTAGGACTGAGATCGAATTATACAGATAATTTTGTAAAGAAGTATTTGTCTCGACCTTATCTCCTGGCCTCAGGTGTGCTTGCCTCTACAGACACAGCCACTTTTGCAGATTACTCATACCCTTCTGCAGTAATGAGTCCTAGTATGTATTTAGAAAAGATTCGTGGACATTTGTACTTTAAAGGTACTGGAGTTTTCACTTTACGTGTCAATTCCACAAAGTTCCATTGTGGTCTATATAAAATGGCATTCGTCCATACAGGTGGGTCCCCTGCTCCAAATTGGTATAACATGCATATGTTGACTCAGCAGCAGAGATCGCAACTTCCAGGTGTGTTAATAGACGTATCAAAGGTTACTTCTGCTGAATTACGTATACCATTCGTGAATTCGTACAAGTCCATAGGTTTCGGTAATACGGTACCAGACTATTACGATTTCGGTAAACTTGTTTACTTCCCTCTCTCGCCTCTAAATACGGGGGTTGGTCAGGATCCCACTATCGGGTACTCCCTATGGTTCCACTGGGAGGACGTCGAGCTTGATATGCCGGCCTACCCTCAAATGGGTACTATGTCGGAGAGAGAAGCCAAAACAAAAGGTATTGGACCTATTGAATCAGGTTCAACGGCCTTGTCTAAAATTAGTCGTAGTTTAATTGGAGTTCCCATGCTCAGTGATGCGGCTACGATGGCAACTTGGGCTCTAGATATTGTCAGTGGAGTAGCGAACGTCTTCGGGTGGTCGCGTCCACGTAATCAAGATGTACAAAAACTCATGGTTACAGATTGGATGTATAATACATCGACAGCAGATTCAGCAGACAATTCGCGTACCTTGGCAATGTTCGAAAAGAACACTGTTGAAGTATTACCCGGCTTCGCTGGGACCGAAGTTGATGAACTTTCTTTCGACGCTTTTCTTACGATTCCTACTGTGTTAAACAAATTTTCATGGCAAGCTTCTAATGCTGTAGGTTCTCTCCTTAGCACTATAGAGGTTTCGCCGTATACCGCTGTGGCCAGAACACTAGATGGTCTAGCGGGCAAAAACAATACCCCTATGTCACTCCTATCTGATATGTTTGAGCTGTACAGAGGAGATATAGTGATTACCTTCATGATCATCAAAACGGAGATGCATTCAGGTAGATTGAGTTTTTCCTTTCAACCCGTCCATGATGTTCCCACAGGAAGTCTATCCTTAGCTCAGACAAACTATACCTTAAGAGAGGTTGTTGATTTGAGAGAGAAGTCAATTGTAACTATGAAGATACCATATCATGGTCCAACTCAGTATAGATTCACTAAAGGGACGAGAGCTTCCTTAGGTAAGGTTTTGGTCCATGTGGTCACTGAATTGGTGGCTCCAACTACAGCCGCACAGAATATCGAGATACTTCCTTGGATCAGCGCTGCAGAAGGCTTCGAATTCGCCGTCCCGTCTCAAACTCTCCAGATACCAGTTTCTGGTCTCGCGATTGATCCTGCTCCTCAGAGTGGGTTTATCGGTGACTACGAAGCGGGGAAAGATACTCTTGCACCCGCGAGATTCTGTGTAGGGGAGAGAATTAGTTCATTGCGTCAATACCTAAAGACTTGTAGAGTTGTGACTAACAAACTTTCCACCTTCGGTATAGGAGTTACTACTATTGCACCTTTCATTATTCCAACCTTGTATAGGACAGGGGGAGTTTCCAACTACCCTGCTGTATACGGAGGGCATGTTCATGCCTTCTCATCCATTTTTGCCTTCTCTAGGGGGGGCATGAGAATAAAGGCTATAGACAAAAACCTGGATATTGAGAAAGGAGCAGTGTTGCTTACTGTGAATAATAGTAGTATTAGTGATATAGTATTAACATCTGGAGCTTCCTGGCCTAACGGAACATTGGCATCCAGCGTCAGTGAAGCACTGACTGGTGCGAATGTCGTGTTTACAGATGTCTCTAGACGTGGAGGTCTGGAAATTGAGGTGCCTGCCTACGGTCATACCGAGAGTAGAGCAAATGGTTTACAGACTTTGGTTCCTACGCTTACTACTACACAAGATAGGGCAGCCCCAGGAGTCAAAGTATCTTTTAGGACACTATCGGTATCGAATCAGTTTTATGCGTTTGGAGGCGCTGATGATTTCGATTTGGGAGGTTTCGTAAGCATACCCTTCATGGTTGAAGGTTAAACCATGGAAAAGTATCCTAATCATTGTTGGTTTTGATTAGGACTAACAGTTAATAGTCCAACATATACTGCTATTAACTGCACCGTGAGGTGTTTCTCTAAGGAGACAAGAATTATTAAAGGACTTGATTAGCGCGTCTTTGCTTATGGCAAAGCGCGGTATTTT